GGCAGACTCTGCGCCCGCGGCTTCTCCCCCACCGTCGCCGGCAGATGCGCCTTCTCCGGCGAAGAACTGGAGGTTGAGCCAATTCTTAAATAGCATAAGGATGCCTCCATATTATTCTGTGGGTATGGCCCACGACTCCTATGCTAATATTTTATAAAATTTTGCCTGTGTTTCTCTACCACCATTTCCCGGAATTTTAAAAAGGACGCAGAATTTTTTCTGCGTCCTTCCTGTTTTATCTGCGCTTGTACCAGGGTGCTCTCTTGCGTACCGTCTTCTCGTTGATGCCGAGCGCGATCGCAAGCGAGGTCTTCTGTTCGCCGGTGAGATCCATCCCGTCGATATAGGCGAGCTGCTGATCCACCTTTGTGTAGCGGTTGGACTTGCCGTCGCCGTCGGTGTCGATGCCGTGCATGCTGCTCGTCGCCTTGTATGCGTCGTAGTAGCTCTTGCCGTCCACGACTCCGGCGAGACCGGACTCCTCGTAGTTGCGCACCTGCGTGTACGTGATGTCGTCTGTGCCGGGATTCTCCGCGATGAAGTTCCACCGCGTCAGCTCGTTGAGCGCTTTATCCTCGGCGTTCTCTGCGCCGTTGTACCGGTACCGCAGCAGAATGTCGTAGGCATCCCACACATCCACGTTGCCATCCATGTACTCATCCTGCAGCTCGCTCGGGCGGATGTTGTACTCGTGCTCGATGAGCCAGCCTTCGACCTGCTTGTCTGCAGCTTCCTCATCCTTGCCGCCGTACTTCATCACCATCTGCATTGCCTTCGCCTTACCGAGCCGCCCGGTCTTGACCTCGGTGCCGATGTCGCCAAACGCGATCCCGGTGTCCTTCTCGCATTGCCACTCAAGGACTTTGGCTTCCGCTTCCATCCTGTTCATAGACTTGTAGGTCTGCAGGTACTGGATGGCATGCGCGCGGTCTACGTTGCCGGCGATGAACTCGCCGTTCAGATCGCTGTAGTTGATGCCCTCCCGTACCAGCATGGTCCATTCAAGCGCGGTGCTCTCCGCGTCGCGTCTGGTCATGCCGCAGTATTGCTGCAGCAGTTTAATGGTCTCGTCCTTGAGGATCTGCTGATCCTCTCCGGTGTACAGTTCCTTGATGTATCCCTTGAGCGATGCGCGGACGTCCTTCTCGTCCTTGAAGTTTTCTTTCAGCCGATCAGCCCTCGCCGTGTCTCCGCTCTGCAGCGCGTCAAACAGCAGGTGCGTGTTCTGCGCCTTCGTCCGGTCGACGCCGGCCTCGAACGTGCCCCACTCTCCGTTCTTCGCATCCTCGATATTGTTTGCGATCATCTTCACGAACTTCTCGACGTTGCCGAGAGACGCGCCGAAGAACTGCGCCACCGCCTTTGTCAGCTTCCATGCTGGAGCGCCTGCGTCTTTCAGATCACCCTTGACCAGCTTCTGGATGAGCTTGTTGCCGTCGCTCAACATATCCATGAACGTATCCACGCCGTTGAGGGATACGCCGTAGTACCGCTCGCCTGTCAGCGCGGACTTGAGCCAGGAGAAGGCTTCCGCTCCCCACAGCACGTTGCTGGTAATTGTTTCGGCAAAGTTCGTGAGCAGCGTCTTGGACACGCTCTCGGCGGTCAGCTCATCGTCATCGTCGCGGTAGGCGTCCACGCTGTGCATCAGCATGTCTGCAAAATACTTGAAGATCACGATGGTCGCGCTCGCCGCCACCTGCGAGGAAACAGCCCAGATCAGTCTGGTCTTCGCCTGCTTCACGTCAGCAGCGGTCACGCCGTTCCTGCCCTTGTCCATATCCCGGACGTAGTGCGAGTACGTTGCCGCCGCGTCGTACAGAATGTTCATGTTCTGCAGCCTCTGCGTCATGAACATCGTGAGCTGCTTGACGATTGCGTTCGGGTTGCGGAGAATGTCGGGGCGCTGCATGGTCGTGTAGTCCGGCTGCGTCTTCTCCAGCACGCGGTTGTAGACTTCCGCGACCTTCATCATGTACTCGTCGCTGCCCTTCTTCAAATCGGAGAAGTTTTCGTCGACGTAGTATTTCGATGCCTGCCACAGTCCGCCGGTCGTGAGACCGTCCGCCGCCTGGATCCATCCGGTCGCCCACTTCATTTTCTGCAGGACTTTGGAAAGCGCCTGCTCGTTGTTCTTGATGTCGCCCAGCTCTGCGGTCGAGTAGCCCTGCATGCGGTACCACCACAGCGGGGTCCACTTGGCGATCTCTTCCTGCAGTCCCTTGTCCCACATCGGGTTCTTCATATCGGTGAGCGCTTTCATCAGCGGGGTGTATCCGATCTCCGCCGCTGCCGACGGGAACGATGCGGCCTGCGCCAGCGTGACGCGCGGGTTGAAGGTAAGCACAGCGCCTGCCATGTTGCCGCGCAGCTCGTCGAAGATGTTGTCCTCCGTCTTGCGCGCGCCGTTCAGATCCGCCATGAGGTTTTCGATATACTTCTTGCCTTCGTTCTCGAACGTCCGCGCCATTGCGCTCTGCACGCTCATGGAGTATCCGGCTCTCGCCTTGCCGTATGCCTTGTTGAAGTTCCGGATCGCCGGCATCAGTCCGACATACTGCGCCGTCCGCCGGAGCTGATTGCTGATCACGTCCGTGATATCTTCCAGCAGGATCGGGTTCGCGCCGTTGATACGTTCCTTCATGAAGCCTGCGTTCTCCAGACTCATGTCCCGCACGATGGTGTCGAAGCTCGCCGCCCTGTAGTTCGCGTCGGTGTGGATCGGGAAGTAGTGGTCGACCTGCGCTTTGGAGAAGCCGTATACCATCTCCGTCACTTCGTTGAGCTTGTTCTTGGAATACTCGTCGAAGAACTTCTGCGCCGCTGCGATCCACTTCCGGTCATACTCGGTGAGCTGCTTCTCGATCTGTGCACGGAGGTTGCTCATGTACGCATCGGTCTGCTCCTGCAGCTCGGCGATCTTGTCCTGGATCTCCGTCTTCTCCTGCTCGGTCTCTGCCTCCGAGAGCTGCCGGTTCAGCTCGGCGATCTCCGTCGCGAATGCCACCGCCCGTCCGGTCTTGCCGTTGAAGGCGTCGGCCATCTGGTTCTTGTAATACTGCCGGAGCCTCGGCACCGTCAGCCCGCCGTAGGAGATATGACGCGCGTTCTGCTCGTTCTGCAGGTGCATGTACACAGAGAGCATCATGCCCCTCGTGATCTTGATGCTGTTCCCCAGGTCGTCCTTGAGGCCGATGTCCACCAGGTTCTTCTGGTCGTGCAGCGTGTCGAGATTCTTCTTGTCGTCGATCAGTTCGCGGAAGATCTGTCCGCCTTCCATCAGCACCTGCGTCTGCGTGAGCTGCCCCTGGTTGAGCATGCCAAACATCTGCTCCCACATGGAGTTCTTCACATAGCCGCCAGCCATGCGGAAGAACAAGGCCGGCGTCATCTGCGCCATCACGAACTTGCGCAGCGCCTTCGTCGGGATGCCCTTCGCGTTCTCGGTCTCGCGCATCATCTGGTTGGCCGCCTCGAAAGCATCCGCCTCGATCTGCGCGCCGACCAGCTTGTTCGCCGTTTGGATCGTATGCTTGAGCGCCTTGAGCGTATTGTACACACCCTCCAGCTCGCTGCCGGTGAGGTCGTAGATACTGCCGTCGCCGAGTTCTCTCGTGATCTCCTGCAGCATTCCGCTGACGGTCTCGTCATAGGTGAGCGCGTACTTCTGGTCCTGTGCCAGCGCGTCGTACTGCACCTTGAGCTGTGCGAGCGCCGCCTTTGCCTTGACCGCTCTGCCGGACGTGGTATCCACCGCGCCCAGGATCTCCGCAGTCGCCTTGACCAGATCCTTCGGAACATACCGGCCCTCTTTCGGTTTGAGCAGCATGTCCGTCAGTTCCTTGTGCAGCGCCTTGATCTTGCCGCGCACGCTGGTGTCCGACCTGCGGTTGCGCTGCCGCTGCAGCATATCCAGATAGTACCGCTTCACTTTGGCGGTCGCCTCGTACTTCGCAGCCTTCTCCGCGAGGCGGATCTGCTTGTTCTTCTCCGCGGCCTGCCGTCGGATCTGCTCGATCCTCGCGTTCTTCTGTGCGCGCAGGGTCTCAAGTCTTTCTCTGTCCTTTGCGATCTGCGCGTTCAGCTTCTGCTGTGCCTTATCTGCATAGGTGGCCGGTGTCTGCCGTACTTCTTCGGAGAGCATGCGGTCGATGATCTCGCCCGTCGCCCACTCCACGGCCTCGCCGCGGTTCTGCTCAAACTCGTTCCCGTACTGCGGCTTCCACATATCGAGGTAGTCCGCAATCATGTTCAGCATATCGCCCGGGGCATACACGTCCTCGGGGAATACGCCCTCGCCGAACATCGCGCTCAACTCTCCCCACGCGCTGTCCAGGCTGCGCCCGTTCTCACTGACGGTGAAGAATCTGCCGTACTTCTTGCGGAAGCCCTCGTCGCCGGTGTCGCGCCAGTCAGACGCGCTGATGTTCAGCGTCGTGCCCTTGAGAAAGTCTTTCAGCCGGTTCAGATCCTCCTGCCTGCTGTCATCAAGCAGCGAGTAGTTGCCGTCGATCACGTCCTCGGCGATGCTCCTCGCTCTCCGGTACAGCTCGTCGTAGGAAAGGCTATCGCCGTTCTGCCGCACGAGCCAGTCTCCCAGCTCTTTCAGCGCAGCCTTGACCTCGGCCTTGTCCGTCTTGCTCTCATACTCTCGGAGCAGTTCGTTCGCCAGCCTGTCGGTATCCTGCTGCCGCACGGTGTTCTCTTTGGTCTGCCGCGTCTGTCCGCGCCAGTATTCCGCCCGCGCCTTGAGGATCTTGTTCTGCGCCTTGATCGCGTCGAAGCTCTCCTTGCGCTCCTGCTGCTCGGCCTCGGTCTCCCCGATGCCCCACTTTTGGAATTGCGTTGTGCTTTGTGTGGCGCGTTTGCTGTCAAGCAGCGCCTTCTCCTGCAGCAGTCTGGCGAACTCAATGAACTGGCTGCTCGTGAACCTGTCGCTATAATAGCCGCTCTCTTTGTAGAACCGATTGCCGGCGGCCTCGTCTGCGAACTCCACAAATTTTGCGATAAAGCGTGCGAATGTTTCGGTCGCTCGCTGCGTGTATGCACTGCGGATATCTGCGGAGTCTGTTATGCTGTCCATAAACGTGCGGAAGTTGATGAAGAACTGCCTCGCTTCTGGATCTGCAATCTGTTCCGCGCTTCTCGCGCTTTCCGTGAGGTACTGACTTGACCCGAGGATATCCCTTCCCCATATCTCGTCAAGCGCATGCCCCATCTCATGTGCGACCGTATTCGCGTAGCCATCCCCGCCGATCGTGATATGGTCGTTGAGGTATAGTCCCCTCGCATTGCCAGACAGTTTTCCCGGTTTGAACTCAAACGTCAGTCTGCTCCAGTCAATGTGCGTATCAAGCGCGAGCATCGTGCGGGCGATATACTGTCGCTGGTACTCTTGGCTTGCGCCTTTGATTTCCTTCGCCATCTCCAGAATGTCCTGGTCGGAGACAGCCTGCTTGTTGATGATAGAGCAGTTCTGAATGCCCGTCCATCTGTTTTCTGTCGGGACGCCTGCATTGATTCTCTGGCTGATCTCCAACGCGTTCTTGGAATAGTTGCTCCACGACCGGAGTTTCTTGTTCAGTTCAGCCTGCGAGATACCGAGCAATTCCGAAGCACGATAGTCATGTGCAAGGAACAGAATCTTTGCTCTGGCTTTTGCCACCTCGTCCCTGTTGCTCTTCGTCGCTTTCTGGTTGGCAACATCATACAGGGCGATTGCTTCGTCTGCACTATAAGATTTCGGGGCATAGAACCGTGAATCGATATATCCTGTTCTCTGCTTCGTGTCGAGACGCTTCGCTTCGTTCTTGCTGACTCCGCCTGTCAAAGCGCCGGCAGCATACGCATCCAGGATTTCCTCGAGAGATATATCTCCTTCGAGGTACGCAGGGATTTTGTCGAGATACTTCTGTTGCAGGGAATAGTCGTTCTCAATTACGAGAGCAACAGAGTCCGCGCCTTCTCCTCGCAGCCACTCGAGGCCCGTCTTGTATTCGCCGTCAAACCACTCGCGGATCTCGCCGATGTTGAATGCGCGCTGTACCATGTCTTCTGCTTGCTTCATAGACATGGCTGTGGCAACGGTTTCATCGACCTCGAACTTCTGGTTCTGCTGATTTTGGGTATTGCTTTCTACAGATTCATCTGCTATACTCTTGTTAGAAGCAGATGTTTTGCTACGGATCTCGGCCTCTGCGCCGTTGGTCTGTGTACTTAACATCTGCTTTCTGCTTTTCAGCGTCAGCGTAGTCGGCTGGAAATCGACGACATCATATAGGACCATTGCGTTGCCAGTTGTAAAGCCGACAATCACCTTTGCGGTATAATCATTTCCACCAATGCGCAATAGCACATCTCCGCGAGCAAACTCTTTGAAGTTGTCTTTTCTCGCATGGCTCAAATCTTCGTTGATATAATTTGTTGACGCCAGCAGAATATCATCGAGACCGCCCGCAGCTTTGAGCTTGTCCTCATAAATCGTGCCATCGTTTGCGCGGTAAAAACTTGTATCGTGAGATCCAACATATTCCCTTCTTGTAATTGAGTTGACTCGAATGAGTCTTCCCCCAATAGGCACTCCGTTTGGGAACCTGTTTTTAATCGCATCTTTTACCGTTTTTACCCAAGCGTCTTGCGGTACGCCGTCCAGTATGTTGTCGTTGATTATCGCAACAGGCACATTATCTGTTGTATAGCCAACAGCCATTCTCTGCACTCTGCCGTTCTCGGCGGTATTTTTTTTGCCCGTCGCCTGCTCCGCGTTGTAGTTCTCGTTCGCCGCAAGCAGCGCCTTGTCCCACAGCTCCTGCACTTCGTCCATGACGCCGGCGATCGCGCGTGCCGGTTCGTAGATGCTGATGTCGTCGTTCAGATCCACGTCCTCGAACGCTGCCTTGATCTTCTCCGCGGTCTCGCTGATCCAGTCCGTGATTTTCTCGGCAAGCGTCATGTTCTGCCGCGCCAGCTTCTCGATGGCCTTGCTGTTCAGCAGCATCGTCTGGCAGGCGTTCGCGATCATCTCGTCCGTCGCCTGGTCGTAGGAGAGGTTCGGCTCCAGCGCAAGCTGCCGCTGCACCATGCGGTTGAACTGCTCCGGGCTTTGCTTAAGGATCTCCGCGACGATAAAGTCTTTCAGCTCCTGGTACTGCTCCGGCGCATAGTCCTGCAGGTGGTGCGTCAGCTCATGCGACAGCGTGGCAGCGCCAAGCGTCTTGCCAGACAGCGTGCCGGAGTTGATGTTGATGATGACCACGCCGCCCTGGATGTAGCAGCCGCCGGTGTTCTTCTCACCCTCGACGATCATGTAGTCCAGGTTGACCGCGTCGGCCATTGCCTCGACCATTGCCGCGACCTTCTTCTGCTGCCGCGTGAACTTCGAGCGATCCGCGCCCTTGTACTTGACGCCGTTGATCTCGCCGCCGTCATAGCTGACGGTGCCCTTCTTGCGCTGTACGGTGCCCTGCTTCTTTGCCTTCTCGCGTGCGGCCTTGAACTGCTCGCTGCGCTCTTTCGCCTGCGTCTGCTTCGTGTCATACCGCTCGCGTCCCAGCTCCAATGCGGACTTGAGCTGATTGTCCGTCAGCTCCCGCAGCAATCCCTTGCCGCGTGCCTCCTCGTAGCTGATGTTCGTCTGCGCGCCGTACACGTTCTCGGCCAAGTTCCATGCCTTCGCGTATGCGTCCACGTTCTGCCCGGGATTGTACAGTCGCAGCATCGCCTCGCCGCTGGTTCCATTCGCCGCCGCCGTGACAAGTTGACGGTATCCCTTGCCGATGCCTTCGATATCGTCCAGAGCTACGGTCTTGCGCTCGCCGTTCTGTTCGACGATCGCCTTGCCGTCCTCTGCTCCGACGATCTTCGCCGTCTCTCCGTTGACTTTGACGGATGCCTTTTCTTCGGTGGTAACGGTGGTCTGCGTTCCATACACGTCGGCAGCGAGTGCTTTGTTCCCCTGCAGTTTCTTGACCCACTCGTTCGATCTCTGATACGGTGCGAGATTGCGCTGTAGGTCTTCATCACTCGCGCCCATCTGTGCGGCAAAAGTATTAAATGCTTCTGCCTGCTGTTCTCCCCGCAGGTTCTCCACGTCCATCTCGGAGAGGATCTGCTGCGCAACAGGGCTGGCTTCGACCATGCGGTGCTGTGCTTCGGTAGCTGTGACGCTGCCGATGTTGCGCGTCGCAAAGCTGTCTCTCGCGCCGATCCGTTCTGCCTCACCCTCGAGCGCGACCATCGTGATTGCCTCTGCCAGTTCGCCGTTCTCTTCGCCGAGCTGCTGCATGCGCTGCTCGACCGCGCCGAGCGTGTTGCGCATATCCTCGCGGGCGACGGTTGACGCCGCCTGCTGGTTCAGTCGGTTGATCTTTCTCTCGCGGAAGGGGTCGAACTTCTTCTCGTCGATAGACTGCTCCAGCGCAGCCGCCCGGTTGCTGATGTTCTGGTCTCCGGTCTGCGTGGCGTAGCCGCCTTCCTTGAGCAGATGCTTCTGCCACAGCCGCATGGCATCGCCGATCTTCACGCCGTCCTGCCCGGCCTTCATAAAGAACTTCGAGCGCTCATCCTCGGCGGTGAGGCCGGTCGCTTTTGCCACGCCCTCGACGCTGCCGCCGACCATGCCCATCGCAGCGCCGACGAGGAAGTCGTACAGGATCTCCTCACCATCAAGCGCTCCGAGGTATCCATTGTCGAATACGTGTTCGTCATAGATGGAGCGCAGCACCGGGTTCGCAAGGTCCGAGATAACTTCTTCAAGACCTTCACCCGCAGCATCGGCCACCATGCCGAGCGCCGCCTGCCCGAGCCTGTTCTGCGTGAATCTCCCGACAGCATGCGAGACGATATCATCCGCCGCGCCTGCGCCGTAGATACCTGCAAGACCGTCGAACATCTTTTCGGTGAGGACTTCGACCGCTGCTGTTCCCGCACCGTACAGGCCTTGCTGTGTCAGCGTAGCCCCTGCGTCTTTTGCTTCCTGCGCGCTGCTGCCGAATGTTCGCAGCGCCATTGCTGTCAGCGATCCGCCGGGTAGGATCTTCCCGGTTGCAGCATCGAGCCCCATCTGTACGCCTTGCCCGGCCACGTCGATGCCGAACTGCCCGAGTTCGCTGCGCCCGGCCTTCATGCTGTTGATCTCTTCCGCGCTCTCGCGCTGGAGTCTCGCAGCCGTTTCCTCCGTGCGTCTGGCCTGCGCTTGAATAGCCTGCCTCTGTACTTCCTCCGGGACGCCTTGAATCGTGCTGCGTCCAAACGAAAACGGGCCGACATTGATCTCATTGCCGGGAGTGTGGAGGTCTTGCATATAGCGGGCGGTGCCGAGCATCTGCCCGCCCCAGCTCTTTGCATTTGAGCCGATGATATTTGCGTCCGGGTTTCCGCCCTGCTCAATATACGCCTCACGAGCGTTTGCAAGCCGTGTTCTCGCGGCTTTTACATCTTCGGCGTTATTCATTGCCTGCTCGATGTTCTGCGCAGAAAGGTCGTCTGTCGCCCATCCTGCGTACTGCGATTCCACGTCGCGCAGGTTACGCTGTGCAGCTTTCACTTCCTGCCGTGCGGCATTGTATCCGGCATAGACGTCCTTGTATTCCTGGTCAGCCTGTTTGAGTGCGGCATAAGCATCCTCGACCTGCTGGTCATAGTCCGTGACAAGACCGTACTGCTTCATGATCTTGGCGTACTCGTCGGCGAGATCTTCCTTGCTCGCGCCGGCGCTGATCTTCTGATCGTACTCCGCCATCATATCGTCGGCCTTTGCCTTGATGCTGTCACGGGTATTGCGCAGATCGGTGTAGCTCGTCCGGGCATTGGCTCGGTTTGCGCTTGCCGTTTCCCGTTCACTCTGCCGTCTCTGCTCTGCCTCTGGGATGACCGGCGCGGATGACGCGCGCTGCGGTGCTGCCTGCTGCGATGTGTGCTGTTTTCTCGCTGTAGGCTGCACCGTGGCGTACTGTCGGATGAACTCTCCCATGCTCTGCTTGCCCGTGCTCGAGGACTGTTGCTGCGAGGCCTTCTGCCCGCTTGTTCCGTTTCCCTTTGTGGTGCTGTATTGTCTGATAAACTCATCCATACTTACAGGCATAGATGGCCCTCCCTATTTGTTATTTCATTTGCGCGAGTCGATTTGCCAGCGTCGTCTTTTGTGCGTCCGAAAGCTGCGACCAGAGCTTGCTCGATTGCGCCTGCGCGAAAGCGGCCTGCGGGTCTCTGGCTGTCGTGATAGCATAAGACATATTCCGGAACGTGTTCGCATCCATGCCGCTCGCGGTGCCGCTTTCATTGGCGGGGCTTTCGGGATCTTTCGGTGCGCTCGGCCCGCCGGCATACACCACCTGCGGTGCCGGCATGTACGTCCCACGCAGCGCTTCGCCCTGTGCTTCGGACAGGCCGGCGGCATTGTACTCTGCCTTCGTCGGGGTGTAGCCCATTGCCATGAGGCCGACGAGTCTGTTGTACTGGTCCTGCTGCATATCGTACTGGTCAAGCTGCCGGCTGTATGCGGTCTTTTCCTCGGCTGCAGCTCGATCGTAGAGGATCTGGTTTTCGTTGAGCAGGCGGGCATATTCATCCTGCTGCCTCCGGTACTTCTCCGCTTCCTGCTGCCGTGCGATTTCATAGGCCTCCATGTTGCGGGCGTACTCTGTCTGGTCGGCATCCAGAAGTCGGTTGTATTCATCAACAGCCCTGTTGTACAGCCTCTCGTCTCCGGTCACCATGCGTTCGTACCAGTTGTCCGCGTTCGCCTGTTCGCGGTTAACATCGAGATTGTGCTGCTGCAACGCGTCAAGATACCGGGCATAGTCACTCTGCTCAAGATCCTGCGTCATGGCAAGGTTCTGCCGCATCTCGTTGCCCTGCGCGTTATAGGCATCCAATGCCATACCATACGTCTGCGGCAGGATATCCGCCATTCGTTGCAGATACTGGTCGTACTGTTGCTGGCCGACACTCTGCGCGTAGGTTGAACCGTAGCCGCCCGTCAGAGCTGCCGCCTGCCCCATCGTGTCACGCATGGCCATTTTGCCCTGCGTCGTGTAGTCCTGGACATACTGCTGATACAGCGGGTCGGTCTTGCTGTCATACTTGAACGCGCCTCGGTTCAGAATTTGGTTGTACAGATCCTGGATCTGTGCGTCATACTGACTCCCGTATACAGGGGCCTTGCCCTTCATGGCCTCAAGGGCAGCCATCGCGTTTTGATACTGCTGATGAAGCTGCGCATCTTCTCCGGGGTTCTCAAAGACTGCATTACTCCCGTTATAGGAATACTCCGGCTGCTCGCCGTCATAGCTATACTGCGGCAGGCCGCCCGGCTTCTGTGTTTCCGTGGTCGTCCCACTGGCGAACACGTTCGGCACGGTCGTGTCATAGCTCGGCGTTGCTGCCGCAGGCGCTGCTGTGCTGCTTCCTGTTCCGCCTCCGCCGCCGGTGATCGGTACCATCTGGATACCTTGCTTCCCGTCATCGGTTGCATATGTCAGCGTGGGCCGTTCAGTCGGTTCCGGTGTTGGAATCTTCGGAGGGTCAGTCGGTTTCTTGTAATCGTCCATGCCGGCGATCAGATTTTTCTGTACTGCCATGTTATTCCTCCCTCTTTGCTCTTACGTGGTCCGGGTATTCGTTCGCAAGGATCTCATACCCGGTGTATATCGTGTCCAGTACCCGCCGGCACGGGGTGATGTAGCTCGACGACGGATTGCATACGATCCGCATCTCTCCGTCGTGCTGCGTGATGCTCGGCAAATACTTCTCGTCGTTGTCCTGCACCGCAGCGATCGCTGTGTATGCGAGGATGGACGCTGCAGCGCAGATCAGATCCTCGCCCTTCGGTGCGCTCTGTGCGTGGCCTTTGATAGTCAAGCAGGTATCCCTGCGGTTATACGTTGCGATGATCATGCCTTACCTCCCGGCTGGCTTGCGCCTCTCGCCTTTGCTCTGGCGTTGGTGACGTGCGCTGCCTCGTCCGTCTGCTCCTTCGGCAGCCCGGCATCTCCGTCTATCTTCTGCGGTATCGGCTGGCCTGTGATGTTGGCCATCAGTTGCTTGCCCATCTCCGGCTCATACTTCATGGCAAGACTCATCGCGAGCTGCTGGAACGTGATCATTTGCTGATACATGGTTCCCATCTGCTGCACCTGCTGTTTCAGTTTCTCCTTGCCGTCGAACTCCATCATGTCCAGGCACAGCAGCGTCTGGTCCGTGAGCTGCGGGTTGAAGAAGCCGAGGTTATAGAACTGCAGAGCCAGCTCGTTCTGGCTCATCTTGGTATAGGTCGAGGACTTCTGCGGCTTGACCTCGATGTCAAACACCGGGAGTCGCATCCCCATATCCTGCCCGGCGAGGATGCCCTGCGGCTGCGGCTTGATGCCGGCGTTTGAGAAGCTGACGAACTCCTGCGCTCCCATCTCACCCACGATCCGGAACTGCCGGGGCACATCGTAGAACTGACGGATCAGTTCGATGACCAGGTTGATCACCTTGCTGTATGCACGGTAGCTCGTCTTCGTGCTGTCTCTCGATCCCTTGCCGCTTGCTTCTTGCAGCGCAGCGATAGCAGACGCAGCAGTCACGCCGTGCGACGTGGAGCCGGTCGCCGTCTCCGTATTGCCGGAGGTCTCGCGCAGCTCGTTGATTCTTCCCCTCTGATACTCGATGTAGTTTCCGGGGAGAGGACGCGCGTCGATGATACGCAGCGAGTCATCGCCGAGGTTGCCGTCCACGTTTACGATCGGCTTTGACAGATCCAGGAACTCTGCGACGTTCACGCCTGCGTCCTGCCGCTTGAAGTACCGGGGCATGGCTCCGACCATCGTGTTGCGGATGAATGCTGTGTCCATAAGGTCGAGTCCTGTCTGCGGGTTCTTGCACAAATCCACAAAGCCGTAGCCGCACGGGCTGCCCTCGATCGGGAACAGCGCGTCGAACACAAACGGATACAGGCCGTGATCATACAGCGGCGTGCCTTCGTTCTCCGTTGAGAAGAGGACTTCGTCGTTCACGTACTTCACATAGTGCAGCTCGTTCCTGCCGTTCTCCCACTTCTTGTAGTAGCAGTCGATGACGGTGCTCTTCCCATCCGTCGGTACCGCATCGTCATACAGGAACTTTGTCGCCGTGAAGGTGTTGCTCTTGAGCTTGTCCTTGAGCTGCGGGTACTGTGCCTCCAGGATGTCATTGTCGACCAGGTTTGTGTGGAATACATACTTGCTCTTCTGGATATCCTTGATGCCCGGTTCCCAAAATAGATTGAGCAGGTCTACCTCCATGATGGAGATATCGCCGAGGCCGTTGAGCTTCTGCGAATCCCACACAACTTTGTACACGCCGGTGCCTGTCTTGAGCTTGGCCCACACCACGTCCGAGTAGATGTCCTCAAACTGGTTCTGCTCCATCACAACAGGGATGATGCTCGACAGTCTCTTCGCTTCCTCCTCGTCGTCCGGTTCTCTCGGCAGGATGTTCGGCTCCGGGTATGCTTCGAGTGCGTCGGAGTGTTTGGATACGATGACGTTGTGCAGCCATCCGCTCTTGGACTTGAAGCCGCCGTCGTCAAGCTCCGTTGTCTTCCTCTCTTCCAATCCGTTACGCAGCTTCCACCAGTTTTCCGCGGATACAACGCGGCGCTCGAGGGTCGCCTTGCCTGTCTTGTATTTCCGCAGGGTCTGTGTCAGCTTCTCGATTTTTTCTTTGTCTATGACTGCAGCCCTCTCCATAGGCTGCGGGATCATTCTCTCGTCCATTTACTTCCTCCTCTTGGACAATTGATTCAGCGGGTCGGACAATATCGGCTTCTGATCCACCGGGCGCAACGGCTTCACAGGTCGAGACATACAGAAGTACCGCGTCTCGTCTGCGACGTGGTCTTCCATGCTGGTGTCAAGATCCTCCGGTCTATGTGTGTCATAGATCAGCAGGGGGATCGTTCGGATAAACGCTTTGCAGTTGGAGAAGATATACATCCGTGCGTAGCCGTTCTCGTCAAACTGCATGCGGTAGTGCATCTGCATCCAGCCCGGGACTCTGTTGTTATCTCCAGGGGTAAAGTACACGCCGTACTTCACGGCTGTCTCGGCGATGCTCTCGCCTCGTGACGCGTCCCATATCGCAGGATCCGCCACGCCCTGGATGTTCTTTCCCTTGAGCCACGGATGCTCTCTCTCGATGCGTGCGATCTCTGCGAACTGCTGCGCTGGCGTCCACTTCAATCCCTCGTTCGGTGTGGATGTGCAGCCGTACAGTTCCATCACTCGGTAGATCACATCGTCGTAGTCCACCGCCCACCATGCGCAGGAGAAGGGCTTGCCATATCCGAAGTCGTAGCTCCGGTATATCTTCCAGCCTGCCGCCGGTCCTTTTGACAGATCGATCGGGTCGATCACGTGCACCCATCTGCCGTGCTCCTGCAGCTCTGCCTCTGCCAGATCGCAGCCGTGCTTGCGCGCCTCGGCCATGTCCACGTGCTCACGGAAGTCCTCGAAGAACTGTCCCTCGTAGATATCCCATCGGCCATACAGCCACGCGTCCCGCAGCTTTGGCGGCAGGCTTTCGAGCTTGCGTATGTAGTCCGGGTCTGCTGCCATCAGCGCTTTGTTGTCCGTGACCAGGCTCTGGACGAAGGCATAGTCCTCCGGTCTTTCGTCGTCCTTGTATCTCTTGTCTATGAACAGCCGCTTCACCCAGCCGTGCCCGACGCCGCCGGGATTGCAGGTGTAATAGATCCTCTTCGGGAAATCATTCACGCCACGCACGCAGGCCTTGAGTCTGTCCACTTGTTCCTCTGTCTGCTGCGTCGCCTCGTCTATGAACAGCACGTCAACTTCCGTGCCCTGGAATCGTGCGCTGTCTCTCTCGGTATCGCAGTACCGGAACAGGATCACGCTGCCGGTCGGGAAGCGGATCTCTTTCTTCGCGTCGTTATACTCTGCGAATCTCTTTGCCTTGTCTTCCTCGTCCGTGTGCAGCATGTCGCACAGCGGCTGGATGTGGTTGGCTCGCAGCTCCGGGTATGTCTTGCGCACGATCATGCACTTGATGCCCGGGTACTTGTAGCACAGCAGCACGGCCTTCACTCTTACAGCCCAGCTCTTACCGCCGCCTCTCGCTCCGCCGAACGCAACATACTTGTGTTCGTCCTCCAGGAACTGCCGCTGCTTTGCGCTCGGCTCTGGTATGATCAGCTTCATCGTGCCGCATCCTCCGTGCCGGCGAACGTGATCTCCACCGGTTCGCGCGCTGCCTTTGCTGTCTGCTGCTCAAGGTTCGCGATCCGCGCTCTCTGCTCCTGTTCCTCGAGCGCCATGCGGATCTTTGTGATAGCCTTTGTCCCGTTCAATGCGCGCACCAGCCCTTCGACCTCTCGCCAGTCCTCAATCTGGTCGCTCTCAAGCCTGCGCACGATCCATTCAATAGCCAAAGTCGCGCCCTCGAATATCAGCTTCGCCTCTGTCACGTCCTTCTTTTTGGGCTTTGTAACGTCACATGTGACGGGCTTCTTCGCCGCTTCTGTTCCGACGTTGAGCCGATAATCTGCACGCTTCGCTGACCACTCTTCTCTCTTCGCCCGGTCGCGCAGCGTAGGGAACGAGATGTTATACTTCGCAGCCAGAGGGCGCATGGCAATGTCGGTCGTGATATATTCTTTCGCAATCTTTTTCCAGTTCGGTTGTGCCATTTCGCACCTCCTCCCTAATATTTTACCGAAACATGGCGGTCGTTCTCTACCACCGATTAACGGAAAGGCAGAGGAATTTTCACTCCTCTGCCTGGTATTCTTTGTTCAGCATTCTGTAAAGGCGGCAGCGCTTGTACTCGCCATCGCATCGTGCCTCGATGTAATCCCGCGCGTACTCCTTCCTGGTGAAGAATAACGCAAGCGTTGTGCCTTCCTCCGGTCCTTCGCAGGAGATCATCCGGTACTTGACTCGCGCCATATTGTAAAAAGGGCATTGCACTCGCGTATCCAGGTCGGCTTTCCCGGACTGCGCTCTGATGGATTTATACTTGTTTTGAGCGGACGAGTATTCGCTTCTGATCGGATCCTGCGGCTCGCAGTCTATACATACGTCGCTCTTTTTTCCGTTGTGCAGGCATGTCTCGCACAGCCAGTCCTTCATGTATCCGCCTCCTGTTTCAGCCAGTCGAGAATCGGGTGCATTTTACCCTCATACATTGGAATCCACCCGGCTATATCGCATAGCCACTCAGCCAGTTCCTCATCCGTCATAGCGCGGATGCGGTCGGCGTTGGTCTTGACCTCTCGCGTGTTGTAGTAGCAGTTCTTCTCGCACTCGCCATCGCCTTTTCTGATGGCACAGAGATTCCCCATCCTGCACTTAGTCTTTACTCTCATCACTCGCCCTCCTCATATCTCACAGGCTGAATTGTATCTGCCCAAACTGATACGCCACACACCGGGCATTGAATATGACAAGTAAACACTTCGGATTTCTTGTACTGAATTTTCGACTTGCACTCACAACAAGTTACCTCGTAGATAGGCACGGGCTTTTTCTCCGTAACAATCATGTCTCGCCCTCCTCTGCCGTAGGCGGTGTAGGTAGCGGCATCCAATGGGTGACGCGAGTTATCGGTGCTTTGATAATGAAATCGTCTCTCGCGTTGAGGTAGTACACTTTTTTCGTAATACCGTTCATCCACCCGCACGATACTGTTCCGTCATCCATCATAAGACAAACATTTTCACAAACTGCACCGCTATCATCGCCGCCAACAGGCAACTGCTCCGTCACGGGAATCCAGCGGGGTCTATTCTCATCACGCCCTGCGTCATACCCAAGCGTCCACGCTTTGCCATAGATACTCCCTGCGTTGCTCAGTTCCTCTATGGCATCGGCGGCTTGCTCTGCGTTTTCAAGAGCATCCTGCGCTTTGCCATACTTAACGCATAAGCGCAAGGATTCTATCAGCTTGTCATACATCAGCTTTCCTCCCTCTGTTTCCAATGGCAGCACCATTCCTCATTCTTAATGCTGTGCAATTTCCAATACCAACAAGCGCCGTCATACGGTTTAACCCTTATATGCTCGGTTTTGTACCCGCAAGTCTCGCAAGTATTCACCACAGGCCGCACATCTGCGGCGGGGATGTTTAGAAGCCGTTCGCGCATACACAACTCGCTCTTGCTGACATGCATCTGGCTCACGGCGTTTTCAATCGCCGCCTCGCGTTCGATGTATTCTTTTTCAGCCATCTTTGCCTCCCTCCTGCAGCGCTTCTATCTGCCTACGCAGTCTCACGATTTCGCTCTGGTCAAGCTCGTGCAGGTGCATCAGCTCCCGGATCGCGTTCGCTGCCCGGTGCATCAGCTTCCAGTCGCACTTCCACGATACTGTCTGCTTGCAGTCGTGGCACGGCCCGCCGATCGAGCAGTTCTCCAGGTCGTGGATCAGTTGCCTATACGTTTTCATGTCTGCCCTCCAGCGCATCGAGCGCTTTCTTGTAGTTGTTCGCCGCGATCCGCAGCTTCTCTATCGCCTTCTCCGCCTGCAGCGCCAGCCGGTACTCCGACGTCTCCGTCTGCCCGGTCAGCTTGTACATCGTGGCCAGGTCCTTGAGGTCACAGATCAGCTTCTCGTAGTCCATCTCACACCTCCTGTACCAGCAGGCCATACCGGAAGTACAGCATCTTCTTCTTTGCCGTGAATAGCTCATAGGCCGCGCCCTTCTTGTATCCCTTCACGTCCTCGATCACGGTCTTGCCGCCCAGCGTGTACACGAAGTCCGCTATGTACGTCAGCGCTCGCAGCCCTTCTGCGGGGTACGCGGGTACCAGCTCAAACTTCACCTGCCGGCGGAGGTCCCGGATCTCTCCGTTCTTCTCCATGTAGTGCAGCACGAGCCAGCGCTCGCCCTCTTTCCTGGAGTCAAAGGTCTCGCCGTATAAGAGGACCTTCTTCGCGTGGTATTTATTCATCCTTGCTCTCCTTCCCCCAGCCGTACTTGTCCATGATCCGCTTGAGGTCTTCCTCGTCCTCTTTGGTAGCGTGGCGGCTGATCGTAGCGCCCGGCTTTTTATTCCGCTGCTCCCATGTCCGGATCGCAGCCTTCCAGTCCTTCATCTTCGTCTTGCCGAGCATCCAGTTTCTGGCCTCGTAGTAGTCGGTGAAGTGCTGCGCGTCTATGTTGTTGTCTCTCTCCCGGCAGTATGCTGCTACCTCTTCGACTGTCGGAGGCGTGAACTTCTGTGCGCGCGTTATAACATTCGTATTCGGATTGGATTCGTATTGGATTGGATTGGATTCAGGCGGTGGATCACGGTGGCTCACGGTGACACACGGTGACACAGCATCCGCATCCTCTGGCCCGGGGTATCTCGGTCTCTTCGTCTGGATTCTCTGATGCTGCTCCCAGTTCGGGAAGTACAGGTAGGGCTTGCCGCCTACATTGTAGAGGCAAACGCAGCCTGCACCCGCCAAAGCGTGCAGAGCGCTCTCTATATCCTTGACCGTTACTCTCTCCCGGAGGGGGAAGACGCTGCCCTTGATCATCGCCGGGCGAGCGTCCCCTCTTCCGTAGTCATCCACGTATGTGATCAAACCTACCCAAAGCCGAAACTGGAAGTCCGATAACGAATTGAGCTTTTCAGATCCGCATATCGAGTCTTTGATTATCCTGTTCGGCATGGCGTGCTCCTTTAGAACGGAAGCTCGACGTCGTCGTCGCCCAGCTCTTCAAACGTCTGCTGCTGCGCAGGATAGGCCGGTTCTCTCTCCGCGCCGGTGTTGTCTCTTGCGGCGTTCTTTGGTCCACAAAAGTCGATGGTCTGGACGACGACCTCTGTCGCATAGCGCTTGTTGCCGTCGCGATCCTCGTACTTTCGATTGGCAAGGCGACCATCAACGACAGCCTCCTGCCCGCGGGTGAAATAGTTGTTGATTCGCTCGGCGGTTCCTTCCCATGCCACGCAGTTGATGAAGTCTGCCGGGTCTTCCCTCTTCATCTTGTCCACCGCCAGCGTGAACGTGCAGACGGACTTGCCGGAATTGGTCTTGCGAAGTTGCGGGACGTCGGTGAAGCGCCCGTGAAGTGTTACGTGATTGATCATTTTATTTCCTCCTGTAAATCAAATCGTCTTCGTCCCATTCGGGGTACTTGCTTTGTAGATACTCCCGGAAATATTCCCGCATGGATCTCCTGTCCGTGCTCTGGTCATATCTCCGGTGGCAGGCGTTGCAGAGGGTCAGAATGTTCTCCTCTATTCCCAGCCCGCCGTGTGATCGCGCGATGTAATGTGCTACTGGGGCTGCGAGAGGAGAGCCGCAGTACACGCAGCAGCCCCCGTCTCGCTCCCATACTCTGGCCTTAACCTCTTTCGGGATCGCCAGAGCTTTCGTCCTCTTGCTCATCCCCATGAGTTCAGCAGAGACTGCAGCTCTTCCTCCGGCATGGTCTCGATGTCCATGTTGCGCGCTTCCTGGACCAGGTAGTCGATCACGCGCGCCATCTCTTTGCTGTCGTACAGGTGCGTCCCGTAGTATGCGTTGATGATGACATACGCCGGAGTGTTGCCGACGATCTGCACCTGGTACCCTGTGCCCTGCGATTCCCACGCGCGGATGAACCGCTTGAGATCTTCGCTGCCGACGTGGCATTGCAGAAACTTCCCGGCGTCTCTCACAGCCTGTCGGTATACCTCCTCTTTTGGGATCCCGACAGAAGATGCGATCTTGTCGCAGAGTAGCCATAAATAACTATTGGCATCCAGGCTTCTGCGCTTCGATTTCTTAATCAGTTCGTAGTTGCCAGGCTTGAATGTGTAGGCAAGCCGCCTTGCCTCCTGGCAAGGGCCGGGGAGTGTGAGGATCAGCTCCCGGCCATCCAGTCTTACCGCCTCAACTTGCATTCGCTGCCTCCGCTGCGCAGTCCACGCACAGCACCTTGCCGAACTTGTCCATGCTCTTGCGGGCGATCGCCGTCGGCGTCACCGTGCGGCCCTTGCTGTCGATGAACGGCTTGATCATGTTCTTGCAGTTCTCGCAGGTGAGGATCGGCTCGTCTGTCTTCTTCGTCTGCGGCGGTGCTACCTTTGCAGGAGCCGCTTTCTTCGGCGTGGTGGCTTCTTCGCTCGGCGTGTATTTATCGCGGTCTTTCTCGAAGTACACGTCAGCGCCAATGCCGAGAGCTTTTGCCGCTACCGAGATTGCGTCCGTCAGCGCCATCTTGTAGCACTCGTCCGACATGTACGCGCCGCTTCTCTCTTCCGTGAGGAAGGATGCCCCGCCGGTTCCGACGACCGGCTGCGAGATTTCGCCGTTCCACTTGTAGTACAGCTCGATGTCGACGAACGCGCGGATCTCCGCGTCCGTTCCATCTGTCTGCTTGTCTGTGATCTTGTACCACCAGCCAATCCCACACGGCCCGAAGACTTCGGTCAGCCGTTTGATTCGCCACATCGGATTGATATCCGTGAAGCCCTTGAGCCTGCCGGCCTGGATTACTTTCTTCGCCTCGTCCGGGCAGGATCTGAATTGTTCGTAGAGTTCCATGTTATTCATCGTTTTATCTCCTCACTTGATCTGCATGTTCTGTACCGTCACCATCTGCACGTGCGGCACTTTCTCGCCTCTCTTGAGCGCTTCCTTGATCGCCGTCTTGTTCGGCTCCGGCTCTTTGTAGGTCAGCAGGTCCTTCCACCTGCGCTTCGCCCACGCGACGAACTTCTCGCCCACCTCAAGCCGCTGGCTGCTGCGGTAGCTCACGGCCACGCGTGCGGTCTTGAAGCTGTCGCCCTGGAGCACGAACTC